GGACCAAGTACAACAAGGATGGTGCGGTCGACACCTCTTGGGGTACAAGCGGTACTAAGACGGGCAAAACCCTCTCGGTATCCAACACCGATGTTGCGACCAAGGCAACCTTTATGGTAGTCGTAACCATCTAAACCGAAAGGAGGGCTACTAATGAAGGCGCAAGCGCAATTTACAATTCATTCGCTTAACGATGTTATTGCCTCGACAACTGCGCCGTCAAGCCCTTACAAAGGTCAGTTGTGGGTGAATACAAGCTATTCACCTCCTCGGACTTTCGTTTACAACGGCTCGGCTTGGAAGGAACAAAACGGTACGGACACTCTCCGTTCCAACATCTCAACGCTTACCACAAAATCCAATACTATGCGGAGTGACCTGGATGGGTTAACAAGCACTGTATCTTTGGTAACTACGCGAGTAGAGACCGTGGAAAACGATATGGGGGTCGTGGAAGAAAATATCCTGGATATCCAAACGGATGTTTCGGAGCTTGAACAAACGGCTTCGAGCATTGCTTTGCGTGTATCACAAAACGAAACCTCCATATCTTCGCTCTCTGTTGATATCAGCGGACTAAAAACTCGTGTATCTAATGCCGAGGGTGAGATCTCCACCTTGGAGCAAACAACCAGTTCGCTTTCTGCTACAGTTGCTTCAAAGGTTAGTTCCTCCGGTGGCTCAACTGCTTCTTTTGGATGGTCACTTACGGCTTCCGGTTTCCGTTTGTACTCTCAAAGTAGTACTGTAATGCTTGTTACAAGTTCAGGGCTTACCATTAACGGAACAATCAATGCAACAAGCGGAACGCTCTCGGAATTATACATTCTCGGTAACATCTATTTTGGCGAAGGCGGCTCATACTTCCTCAATCCCAATTATGATAATGGCTCGTGGTATATTTATCTTCCCAAGTTCCGAGTTGATGACACATCGGCTTATTTTTCCGGTACTCTTCAAGCACCAAGCGGAACAATCGGTGGGTTCACCATTTCCACAAGTGCCATTTACAAAACCAAGACGTCTTATAGCAGTACAACCGCAGGCGTATACATCGGCACTACTGGTATCGGCTTGGGCGCAGGAACTTTCTATGTTACCTCTGCCGGATATTTGTATTGTACGAGTGGTCAAGTTGGTGGTTTCAGCATTGGAGCAAGCTCCTTATACAATACCAAAACTGCTTACAGTAGCACCACAGCTGGTGTTTATGTAGGCACCGATGGTATCGGTTTAGGCGCAGGGACATTCTATGTAACTTCAGCCGGAGCTTTATATAGTACAAGCGGTACTATTGGTGGATTTAGCATAGGGTCAAGCTCTCTTTACAAGACTAAAACTGCTTATAGCAATTCTACTGCTGGCGTATACCTTGGGACAGACGGAATAGGACTTGGAGCGGGTACTTTCTATGTTACCTCGGCTGGCACACTTACAGCAACCTCTGCCACTATTACAGGTGCGATAACCGCAACATCGGGTTCGGTGCAAAATATGACCGTAAAAGGGCGTTTGTATTTTGGCAACAACTCCACGTACTACCTCGATGCAAACTACAATGATACGAGTTATTATATTTACCTACCGGGTTTCCGCGTAGACGATGCCTCTGGTGCTGTATTTTCAGGCAAACTGTCCGCAGCATCCGGTTCTTTTTCCGGCACCATAACCGCTACCGGAGGTAAAATAGGTAGTTTGAATATTTCAGATGGTGGCTTGCTCTACGGCTCGGTTTCCACCGATAATGTTGCGACCGGCGTTAAAATCAATACGACTGGCATATGGGCAAAAGAGGGACACTTCTCGCAAGGTTCTTTCGGTTATTGGTTTCTTTCTTCGAGTGGATATTTCTGGGCGTTGTATAATCGCTCCCTGGATATCTACTTAAAATCATCAGGGCCTACGCTCGGTTCATCCTCGGCTTCTTGGGCGAGTGTAATCACAAGCGCAAACAGCAGTTCAGATGCAAGGTTGAAAAAGGATGTCGCTCCTCTTTCTGCAAGATATGAAACCTTTTTTGATAACCTTACACCAAGAAGTTTCCGTTATATCGATGGAACCTCTGGAAGACATCATACGGGTTTCGTGGCACAGGAAGTTGTGTCTGCACTCGGTTCAGCCGGACTTAGCACCCAAGATTTTGCAGGCGTTGTTTTATGGAGTGCCGGAACGAAAGATGAGTGTTGGCATCTCCGCAAAGATGAGTTCGTTGCCCTTAACACGTGGGAAATCCAAAAACTCAAGAGGCGAGTTGCCGAACTTGAAGCAATAATTCAAAACAGGGAGGTGCATCAATGAGAGCGCAAGCACAATATACGATCCACACGCTCAATGACGTCATTGCCTCCAATACCGCTCCAAGTAACCCATACAAGGGACAGTTATGGGTGGATACAAGTTATTCACCACCGCGAACCTTTGTGTATAATGGCTCTGCCTGGAAGGAGCAGAATGGCACAGATACATTAAGGTCGAACATTTCTACGCTCACAACTAAATCCAATACGATGCGGAGCGACCTTGATGGGCTTACGAGCACGGTTTCTTCCGTTACTACCCGTGTTGAAACGGTGGAGAATGACCTCGGTGTCATAGAAGAAACTGTGCTTGATATGGAATCCACGGTTTCCACCCTTGAGCAGACGGCATCAAGTATCGCTTTGAGGGTGACGCAAAATGAGACGAATATCTCCGCTTTGTCCGTTGACGTCAGCGGACTCAAAACCCGTGTGTCTAATGCAGAGGGAGACATCAGTTCTCTGGAGCAGACAGCTACAAGCCTTACAACTCGCATTTCCTCTGCGGAAGGAAGTATCACAACTCTCACGACTTCGATAAACGGACTCAGCACTAGGGTTAGCAATGCCGAAGGAGATATTTCCACCTTAGAGCAAACAACCGACTCTCTTGCCGCAACTGTAGCCACCAAAGCCGATGAAAACGGCGGTTCAGAATCATCCTTTGGGTGGTCCCTGACATCGTCCGGCTTTTATCTGTATTCCAATGGCTATACAGTTATGTCTGTCACGGATTCCGGGCTTTCAGTAATGGGCGATATTACTGCTACAAGTGGTACACTTTCAAATTTAACGGTTACAGGGCGTTTGTATTTTGGAGGCGACGACACGTATTTCATTGACCCCAACTACAATGATGGCTCGTATTATATTTATTTGCCTGGTTTCCGAGTAGACGATGCTTCCGGCGCAGTATTCAGCGGTAGATTATCCGCCCCAAGCGGAACAATTGGTGGATTCACGATTTCGACATCGGCAATCTACAAGACCAAGTCTGCATACAGCAATACCACGGCTGGCGTTTATATTGGCACAGATGGCATCGGTCTTGGTGCAGGTACTTTCTATGTAACATCCGCCGGAGCGTTAACCGCTACGAGCGGTTCTATTGGTGCGTGGTCGTTGACCTCTTCATACCTTGGAAGCACCCAGTCGGGCGGTTCGTTTTATATCACTTCCGCTTCTGACAGTAGTGCATACTGGATTCGCGCACACAATGCTGCAAGCGGTGGTGGAACAAGAACATTCAGCGTGTCCAAGACTGGCGTACTTTATGCCTCTTCTGCTAATATAACAGGCACAATTAATGCCACGGGAGGCACCTTCCAAAATGTCACCATCACGGGGTCAATTTACTTCAACGAAGATGAAGGTTACTATTTGAATCCTAACTATAACAACGGCTCGTGGTATATTTATCTTCCGAAGTTCCGTGTAGACGATACCTCTGCTTACTTCTCGGGTACGCTTCAAGCCCCGGGGGGAACAATCGGTGGATTCACAATTGGTACAAGCTCCATCTATAAGACCAAGACTTCTTACAATAGCTCCGCTGATGGTGTTTACATTGGCACGGATGGTATCGGTCTTGGCAAGGGCACCTTCTATGTAACGGCGGCGGGTGCCTTGTATGCCACAAGTGCAACCATCACAGGCACATTCTCGAATAAGAAAAGTTCGGGACTTGGATTGGAGATTTCCGGCTCGACCGTTTCTTTTTACAACGGCTCGACCAAAATCGGTCACATCACAGGCGGCACAGGATATATTCCCTGGAACAACTCAAGCAGTACCGTTAGCGGTATTGCTGTCAGCTCCTTGCTTTGCGCAGACGGCGGTGTGCGTGTAGGTAAATCGCTACAGCTGAGTACGGGTAACGGCATTTATGTGTCAAACAAGCTCGCCCTCACAATGGGTCAAATCAAGGTTCAGACCGCAACCTTGACTTCTCGTTATCTTCTTTTCTATTGCGGTCTTTTGGTAGGCATCGGCAGTTCCTCTTTTAGTGGAATCTCCGATTATTCATCAAGCACGTATTCAGGATAAGGAGGATACAATATGAAACTCAAACACATTATCGAGGCAAAGGAAGCCATCGTAAGACTCACCGAAAAGCGATTCACGGACTACAAGAAGCTCCGTGAAATCGTGAAACTCCGCAAGGCTGCGGAAGCTGAATTTGAGTTTTACTGCGATCAGGAGAAAAAGGCGGTTGAGACCTACGGTGAGAAAACCGATAAGGGTACTCCCGCCTTCCTCCCGGACGGTCGCTTGAAGCTCAAGGATGTACAGGCAAAGGAGGCGTTTGAAGCCGAAATCAAGAAGCTGCTCGACACCGAAGTTGGCGATTTTGCAATCATCACCATCAAGGAGAGCGATTTCCTTTCGGCAGACGACCTTCCCACCCCGAGCGATATGCTCCTTTTGGAGAATGTTATCAACTTCGCAGATTAAGGAGGCACTATGGAAATCATCTCTACCGTTGCCGGGGTAATCACCGCTTTGGGCGTTATCTTCGGTCTCATCTTCGCTATTTACAAGTGGTACTTGAAACAGGAAAAGCAGGATACGGACATCAAGGCTATCAAGGAGGAGCAGTTTCTCCTTACCCAAGGTGTCCTTGCTTGCCTTAAGGGTCTTAAAGAGCAAGGCTGTGACGGACCCGTAACCACCGCTATTAAGCAACTCGAAACTCACATCAACAAACAAGCTCATAAATAACAGGAGGTATTCACTATGACAAACTTTGTAGACTTCGCAACCATCCCCGCAATCGCCGCTATCGTTTACACGATTATCGACATCGTAAAAACCGCTGTGGGCGGTGACGAGAAGTTCAAGAGGTTCATCCCTCTCATCTCTTGCGGACTCGGTGCTGTGATCGGCACGATCTGTTTCTTCTGTGTTCCTGGTGTCCTTGAGACCACGAACATCCTCGTGGCTATCGTCATCGGCGCAGCAAGCGGTCTTTCCGCAACAGGCACCAACCAGGCTGTGCGTCAGCTGACCAAGGGGAAGAGCACTGACGAAAGCACATCCGAATAAACCTACATTTTATGCCCATCGAGGAATTTTTCTTCGGTGGGCATATTTTTTTGCTTTTTTAGAAAAATTTTCAAAAAATATTAGTTAGGGCGGTTTTTGGTACAAACAATGTGGTATAATAATAGTGAGGGATATAAAAACAAGAGGTAAATACAATGAGCGAACCGCAGAAAAACACGAAAAAATATTTGATAGTGTTAATCTTAAGGATTCTTGAATCGAAAACCGATGCCGAGCATCCTATAACTCAAACACAGATAGCAAAGGAGATTTCCGAAATTTATCCTTGCGATAGAAAAACCGTGGGAAGAAACATTCAGTTTTTGCAAAAACTTAATTATCCCATAGTTAAGACCTCAAAGGGGTTCTATATGGATAATATGGTCTTCTCTGTGTCAGATATGCAGTTTGTTGAACAAGCTGTTCTGGCATCTAAATTGAAAAGCGACGAGGAAAAAGCAGAATTATTAAAGAAACTCTTATCCTTGATGACCCATAAATATAAAATCTGATATTGGAGTTTGCAAATGGAGTATTGCCACGAGTGGACAATCGAAGAAGATAAATATTGTTGCAGAATATATACATGGTATATGTTTACCCAAGTGCCTAAATCACCTGATCAAGCGGATAATCTTGCAACATTTGCAGAGTATGAAGAAATGCAAACAGTGGAGAATCCGCGCGAATTAATAACAAAGGTTTGGACGCAATATCCCTTTATATCTGAAAAAGAGATATTGTTTCAACTTCGCAAGATAAAGCAGATATCTACCGAATTATTAGGAGATGACTGTGTTCCCATTTTACCCGCACCAAATTACAGAACACAGTTAAAAGATGCGTTCTGCATTATTATGGATGAAATAAGCTGCGAACTACGCCACGAGCAGCCGCCTAAAACAAGAAATGAATTGTGGAAGGAAACGCAAGAATATATTGATAAATATGGAAAAATTATAGTTTCAGAAGATCCCGACGAATTTTTTGGTGATTATATTGATGTGTAAAAGGAAGAATTGATTATATGAAAGATTGGCAAATTCGAGTTAATAACAATAGTGCTTTATGGCGAGAAGTAGAACGAATTAATACCGCATACCGTTCTTATGCCTTTGATTCTATTAATTGCGGCATAGCTTTTGAATATTCTAAAACTACTAGCGGCGCAAAATTCACGCAATCATTTTCCTTAGAGCCAAGATCTGAATCCTTAAAGAGAATAGAGGGTGATAGGTTTGACTTTGGAAAATATTTGGTGAATCAAATTTTGGAAAATATGAGTGTCTATGATTCTCTTGTAAAAAAGCACTTATACTCTTTCGAGGCCTATGTTAAATACAAAAGCGAAATTACTATAACCTTTGAAAGACATAGGTTGTTTAAAAAAGACGATTACGATAATACGCCAAAGCCCAAACGCAATTTTTTAGCACGTTTTTTTGTTGATGATTCCACTCACGAATCTTACAGGTACTCGGAGTTTTGTGAAAAGCAGCGATACGAAGAAGAAATGCTTAAAAAATTTACATATAACCCAGAGTTTCCATATGTGCTATTGCACCTAGATGCAGTCACCCCTTGGAAATATCATAAAAAGGATTTTCAGTATTCTTTTTCCGATATTGTCACGTGCTATGAGTGGGCTGTCAGCAAAAAAGGACATATGACCTTTGTGGAGGAACAACGTAGAATTGTAACCGACAGTTTAAGATATGATGTTCTAAAACGAGATGGTTTTCGCTGCAGAGTATGTGGAGCGACTGTCTCAGATGGTGCTAAGTTGGAGGTTGACCATATTATTCCTGTTTCTAAAGGCGGTAAAAGTACTATGGATAATTTACAAACATTGTGTGAAAGATGCAATAGAGGAAAGAGAGATAAAATATAATACTTGTGTTAAATATGCCCATCGAGGAAAATTTTCTTCGGTGGGCATAATTTTTTTGCGCTTTTTAGAAAAATGGGTCCCCAAAAGTGCCATCAAATCTCCGTATTCCGAAGGAGGTGCTTTGGAATGACGAAGACACAAAAAGATTTGATTATAAAAATGCGGCGCGAGTTAAAGCCGTATTCGGAGATAGCCAGGGAAGTGGGGCTTTCAGCAAATACAATAAAGTCGTTTTGCTTTAGACACGAATTACATACAAGCGCAATCAAGAAAGAATGCGGTAAGTGTGTAAACTGTGGAAAGCAGTTGCCTACGAAGAGGACGCGCCCTAGAATGTATTGTTCTCCCGCTTGCAGAGTTATGTATTGGAGAAAGCACAGGGATAATAAAAGTGAAAAGCTCATTGAAAGCGAATGCGCTATTTGCGGAAAGAAGATCTATGACTACGCGAGTGCAAAGCGCAAGTTTTGCTCCCGTAAGTGCTTTGAGAGACGGGGTGAATTAGTATGAGTCAGTGTGAATACTATCAACGTCTTTTACACTATAAATCCGCGCTGGAACAGGCAAAAATACTCTTATCACGCGGTATTATACTGCCGAAAGAGTACGCCATAATTGATACAAAAATGCAGGAAAAATACGGCGTAAATTCGTGTAGTATATTTGTCGAAAATGACTTGATTATAAACGATTATAGAGGTAATATACCACTAACAAAGGAGGTGGAATAGTGCCTAAAATCGTTAGACAATTACAGCCGTTGCCACTGTTGAAGGCAAAGAAAAGAGTGGCAGCTTACGTTAGAGTGTCGTCTGGCAAAGATGCGATGCTACATTCTTTATCGGCTCAAATAAGCTATTACAGTGATTTGATACAGAGGCACGAAGATTGGGAATTCGCAGGAGTGTACTCGGATGAGGCAATAACAGGTACAAAAGAAGAGAGAGCCGGATTCAAAAGTCTGCAAGAGGATTGCAAGGAGGGTAAAATCGATATGGTGATGACCAAGTCAATTTCTCGCTTTGCAAGAAATACAGTCACGCTTCTCGAAACGGTGCGAGCCTTGAAGCTAATTGGTGTGGATGTTTATTTTGAAGAGCAGAACATCCATACTACAAGTGCGGATGGAGAGCTGATGCTTACAATTCTTGCATCCTACGCACAGGAAGAAAGCCGTTCCGTAAGCGAAAATATGAAGTGGCGCATTAAGAAAAACTTTGAAGAAGGGCTGCCTTGGAATGGTGCTATGTTAGGGTACCGCCTTTGCGACGGTATTTATACTATCATTCCCGAGGAAGCGGAAATCGTCAAGCAGATATTTGCTGACTTCATATCAGGAAAGGGCACAAATGCAATCGCAAATGGCTTGAACCGAAAAGGAGTACCAACACGTTTTGGTGAGCGTTGGCATCCTTCGGTAATTGGTAGAATTCTGCGCAATTACACATACACCGGAAATCTTATCTTGCAAAAGACATATGTTGAGAATCACATCACGAAGCGTAATAGAATCAACCGAGGTGAGCTTCCTCAGTACCACGTTGAAGATGCACACGATCCTATTATTGACATTGAGACTTTTACCAAAGTTCAGGAGGAGCTTGAACGCAGGGCGAAGAAATACGGACACGCTCCCAAGGCAAGAAACAGATATCCCTTTTCCGGACTTTTGGTTTGCGGCAACTGCGGAAAGAGCTACAGGCGTAAGGTAACGGTAAAACAGCCTGTTTGGATTTGCGCCACGTTTGTTACACAAGGAAAAGCCTTCTGTGCATCGAAGCAAATCCCTGAGTCGACTTTGGCTGAGGTTACAGCATCGGTTGCCGACATAAAGGATATAGAAAAAATTGTGGTTTATAACGGCAATCGGTTAGAGTATCACTTGATAGGCGGACAGACAGTAACGAGGGTTTGGGAGGACCGCTCACGTTCCGAGTCCTGGACGGAAGAAATGCGAGATGCGGTAAGACAAAGAAATCTTGAAAGGAGGGTACAGAATGGCTAGAGCAATAACAGTCATCCCTGCGACAAAAAACATAATTACATCCATAGAACACAATGCTGTAAGAAAGAGGCGTGTTGCAGCTTACGCACGTGTTTCTACCGATAACGATGAGCAGTTTACCAGCTACGAGGCACAGATTGATTATTACACCAAGTACATTTTAGCACGTGAGGATTGGGAATTCGTAAATGTTTACACGGACGAAGGTATTTCCGGCACGAATACCAAGCACCGCAAGGGCTTTAACGATATGGTTCAGGACGCCCTTGACGGCAAGATTGACCTTATTATTACAAAGTCGGTTAGCCGTTTTGCAAGAAACACCGTTGACAGCCTTGTAACCGTTAGAACGCTCAAAGAGGCTGGCGTTGAGGTCTTTTTTGAGAAGGAGAACATTTATACCTTCGACAGCAAGGGAGAACTACTTATTACGATTATGTCATCCTTGGCACAGGAGGAGAGCCGATCCATCTCCGAGAACGTTACATGGGGGCAGAGAAAACGCTTTGCTGATGGCAAGGTAACAATGCCGTATAAGCATTTCCTTGGCTACAAAAGGAGTAAGGACGGAACTCCCGAAATTGATGAGGAGCAGGCAAAGATTGTCCGTCTCATCTACCGGCTATTCCTTCAAGGAAGAACGCCCACTTGGATAGCAGAGCATTTAACGCAGAAGGGGATACAGACACCTGGAGAGAAAACCAAGTGGCGCTCAACCACAATCTTGAGTATTCTTCAGAACGAAAAATATAAGGGTGACGCTCTTTTGCAGAAATGTTATACGGTAGATTTCCTTACGAAAAAACAGAAGGTCAACACAGGTGAAGTCCCGCAGTATTACGTGGAAAACAGTCACCCGGCAATCGTAACACCCCTTGAGTTCGATATGGTACAAGCGGAAATCGCAAGAAGACGCAAACTCGGACGCAGATATAGCGGCTTGCATATCTTTTCCTCAAGGCTTATTTGCGCCGATTGTGGCGCGTTCTACGGGCAAAAGGTCTGGCACTCCACAGATGCTTGGAAGAAGCAAATATGGCAGTGTAACAGCAAATTTAAGGGTCACAGCAAGTGCCAAAGTGCAACGCTTTCTGAGGAAAGCATCAAGGAAATGTTCCTCAAAGCCTACAATGTTTTGATGGGTGACAGAGAACGCATCATTGAGGATTGCGAGGAGATGCGAGAGATTGTGTTTAACTGCACCGAGCTTGATGGAAAGATCGCGTCTTTGAATGAGGAAATTGATGTTGTCGCAGGCTTAGTCGACCAGTGCGTTAGAGAAAACGCAACCTCACCTCAGTCGCAAACAGAATATGCCGACAAGTATAACAGGCTTGTGAAAAGATACGAAAAGTCGGTCGAAAAGCTGAAGGAGGCACAGGCTGAGCGTGAGAGCAAACTTGAGCGTGAAAGGGAGCTTCGCATATTCATTTCGGTTCTGAAGGGACAGCCCTTGGTGCTTGAAAAGTGGAGCGATGAGATTTGGATCAGTATGGTTGATGTTGCAAAAGTGATGAGCGATGGCAGCATATCATTTTTCTTTAAAAATGGTGTTTCGATAGAAGTTGAGGGTTAACATAACCAAACAGAAAAAGGTGGTGCTTTTCGGCATCACCTTTTTCTGTTCTACTTTATGTATAACGATTGAAAAGTTAACATTTTTGTGGTATAATTATTAAAATATAGGGTTCGCTTTTCTGCGGAGTCCTTATGGAGGTAGTATATATGTCAGATCAATATCCAAATCAGTATTACGCGGAGCTTGCCGAGATGATAATAAAATCCCCATCTTTGGCGATGAAGACGGGAGAAGTATGCTTTTATGAGGGGAAGGCTAAGTCTTATCAGGTGGTCACAAAAATTGTTGAAAAGCCCAAGACCAAAACTTCATTCTTTTGGACACCCTGGTTTGCTGGTGTAAAGCGCAAGAAAGAGGTTGAGGTAAGACGCGAAAACGAAACTGAATATTACAAGGGCACTCTTTACATCACAAATATGCGTATGGTTTTTAAATGTAAGGTGGATGCTTTTGATTTAATGATCCCGAGTGTTACCTCCGTCAACCAACACAGAGATGGAATAAGAGTAATATCTGGAAGAAATGCATACGATGTGATGACTTCCGATGTGAAGAGGGTTCTTCATATCATTGAGATTATGAATAAGGCCTTTGATGCGCAAGAGAATGATGTGCCCGCACAAGCTTCTCCTTCTGAAACAAGACCCGCCACTACGTCCACGGCGCAGGGTACTCGTTCAAGGAATGATGACCACGTTATCGCAGCGGTCATTCATTACAGCCAAAGCGGTAAGCCTGTCGGAAAAACAGCAAGTGATTATCCCAGCTATTTCAACTACGATTTCCATGTAAACAATCCTGTTAAACATCACAGAAAAGCTATCGAGGATGGTTATTTGGAGTTAGCTCCTGTAAGCGTTCTCCTGTCAAAGCTGAAGGTTGATCAGTTGAAGCAGATAGTGGTTGCGAATGGGTTGTCAGACAAAGGCAAAAAGGATGTTCTCATTCAAAGAATTGTTGACGAGGTTGATCATTCTGCATTGAAACTCGATGCGATATATGTTCCTACAGAGAAGGGCCTTGAGCATCTTAAGAAGTATGAATACCTCTTTGAAGTTAAAAAATACGGAATTACTCCTGCAGAATTTGAAGCAAAGCAGGCGCACCTGAAGACTTCACGCACAAATGATGTGATTTGGCAGATTCTTGGTGACAAGTTTAACGAGTATAATTCAGAAGGCTACTTTGGGGGAGCGCGTAATGTGCTTTTAAACAAAGCAGAGTTGTTGGCGTCCGAAGACAGAAACGTAGATTCTTTATACCATTACATTGCTGTTCTGTATTACGACATGAAGGGATATGGCAACGGCTCTCTCGAGGATGTATGGCTTGCTCCTGCGGTTATCAAGGCAATATTCGATAAAAAAGAGTATTTTTCTGCTGAAATGATAGATAGATGCTTTGATAGATATCCGCTCCCTCAATACAAAATGAGCAAAGCAAAGTTTACAAAACTGCTCAATCTGATTTTCGAGGATGAAACTATCGATTTGGCTACACTTTAATTAGTGCTATATAGAGGAGGTATATTATGGGATTCTTTGATCCGCCCAAGCGTCCAGTAGACATAAAGCTTTTGAATGTAGAAAACGGTGGCTCTAAGGCGATGATTAACTATAAGGCAACTTATGCTGATAAGTCATCGAAAAATATAAGAATAAACGTAAAATACCTCAGTACATATTTTTTGTATTCCGCGACCGAACCTCATATTATCAAGGTGGAGTGCCTCGGAAAAGTATATATTGGCCTAATTAAAAGTGATGTCCGCTTGTTGTTTTTAGTCACGCTTAGTGATAGAACGATGGATCTTTTGCAGGCTAAAGAAGGCACAAATAGCTGTAATACGCTATTGGCAAAATCGCTTGGTGAAGATCAGCATTACAGTGATGATTCAGAAACCGAAACTGACAATCGAACTTCATATAGAACGAGTCCTGCAGAACCGTACAAACTGAATCAAAACGAACTGCCTCAAGGTCGTTATGATATTGGTAAAGATATCCCCGCTGGCTACTACGATTTCTTTGTCGTATATGGCAGTGGAGGTAGCTTTAACATGGCTGTATACGATGAAAACGACAAAGCAGCGGATGGTACATATTCATTTTATTGGGTTGGACTTGAGAAGGACTATGAAAAAAGGGAACTCATACACGTCCAGTGCAAAGAAGGGTATTCAATAATCATTCGAGGAAATGTGATTCTGAAGATTGCAAAATCAAATTCAGTTAGAATTAATCTTTAATGCGAAAGAAGCAAGCTTATGATTAAAGAACTTATGCACGACCCGATATTCCTCGCGGGTAAATCCGAGGAAGCAACAAAAGAGGATATTTCCGTTGCCAATGACCTCCTTGAGACCTTGATGGCTCACCGGGAGTCGTGCGT